GATGCCCTTTACATAGTGAACAGTGACTTGTGTGCCGTCTGCCCACTGCTTTATCCCTACACCCTCCCGAACGTCATTCACATAGAATCCGGTATAGGTCGCACCGTTGGGGTAGGTCTTTGTGCCGTAGAGGCGCTTGTCCCCGGCAAATAAACCAGTGAACTCACACCCATCCTCAAGCTCTACTGTTTTGTAGATCACGGCTCTTCTCCTCCTATCTTCCAATATGTTTGATGTCCGCAGCAGGTATGACCTGATACGCACCTTTGTTGTAGGCGATAGCCACAGTGAATTTTTCACTGCTCTGCCTGGTTGGTTTTTTGTACGTAGGTACAGACTTCTCGACCCCAACATGGCTGGGGTACTTAGCACGATGCGCTTGGATACGCGCTTGTGCTGGATTCTGTTTCACCTCCATAGGCTTGAACGGACGCACACGGCGCACGTTCCGCATTGGCTTGTATCTGCGTGGCATTAGTTCGGCCACACCCATGTAACGGTGCCGTTCCACGCCATCATGTTGCGTTGACGTTCGACCCGCTGCGCTTTGGTTTCGTTGGGGCGCTTGAACATGTAGGGGTTAGTGAACCCACGATCTGCCGCACTCTGTACGTTGGATGGGTTAGGCTCCCAACCCAATAGTGCTACCAACTCTGGATAGCTTGGCATTTGCCGTGCTGTGTCTGTCATATATGTCTCCACGTAAGTTATTTGTACGGACGTACAAGTACGCCCAGAAACCACGCTCGAAAAAAATTCGAACTACCAGTTTCATAAGATATTATAACATAACTAGTATCAAATGTCAAATGGCGGTAAATAGTGTCGTTTCGTAGTAAGATATGTAATGTACTTGAATGTACTTGAATGTATACCAAATGTCCTGTTGTGTAGGTCTGTAAGTCTTTGATTTATAAGCAATGAATGAATGTATGCAAATTTGGGGTAGTTTTGAGCCGCAAAAGGAGGGGAAGAGGGATTGGAGTTTATTTCTAATCTCTTAGAAATAACGTACGAAAATTAACAAAATAAAATCCTTCTCTCTCTCTTCTGAAAAAGTGGACATTATAAATTATCTATCTTTATCTATAGATTTAATACTAATACTAATAAATACATACCATTACTTGATACTATTTACTACGAAACAAATGTCCACTTTTGCCTAAAAAAAAAAATACAATAGGTGGACAATAGGCCAAAAAAAGATACATTGTATATAAATCAATGACTTACGTGCGTACATTCTAAACTTGTACGGACGTACAAAAAAGAACTTATGCGTAGCGTTAGGCTCGGCGCGAATCTAGGAACTGGTTTCAAGTCTTGTACGGACGTACAAGTTTTGGTGCGGCACTGCGTTAGGCTCAATGCTCGGCGCGGATCTAAGAACTGGTTTCAATTCTTGTACGGGCGTACAAAAAAGAACTTGTGCGTAACGCTAGGCTCAATGCTCGGCGCGGATCTGGGAACTGGTTTCGGAGGGGCTAGCGTGGCGCGATGCTCGGCGCGGATCTGGGAACTGGTTTCAAAGGGTAGAAAAAAAAGGGAGCCTTGCGGCTCCCTGGCTGGTTAATCGTCCCATTCCTGATGGTGTATATCCTCGTTTATCCATTGTCCCAGTAACATGGCTAGCCAGACACTGCTGGCGATAAGCATACCGGTCAGGAATAACGTCATCGAATTCCCTACCGCCCAGGCTTTATAGGTTAGCGTGGCGATTGCCGCGCCCAGTACGTACGCTGTAAATACTCTAATCATTTGTTTCCCTTTAAGATGTTAGAAAAAAGGGGGCACTTGCGTGCCCCCGTGTTGGTTTAGACCTCGGATATCAATGTGAGGTATTCTGACTCGCATCCTACCTCGACTGCAGCAGCTCGGAGTGCAGCAAATGCATCCCCTTGCCTATCCGCCGCCATGTCCTCATTGTTGGCTACCCGTTTGTAGATCGCCAGCAGACTATCCGCGTTGCGTTGCGCCTCGGTTTTAGGGATTGTCTCCCCATCGTCATCCTTACGTTCCAAGGTCTCTAACCGCTCGCGGATCTTGCGCATCCCCTGGTTAGCGTCATCTTTCAGCTCTACCAGGGCAATGTGGACCCGCTTCGGATATCCCGCCGCCTCTATTGCCTTTTTCGACATATTCCAGAGCGGCATGAGTGGCGTATCGCTATAATCACCGGATTTCTCAAGGTCCGTCGCATAGCGTATCTTCCCATCATCATAAAAGGCCTTATGTGCCTTATATGCGGGATCATCCTTGCCCGCTGCGAAATCCTTAGGGTCAGCCTGACGCCATTGGCTAGCAATGAATCCGTTCTCATATAGCCAGCTGGTGTATTCACCCAGTTTGTCCTCATACGCGGCCTCAGCCTGTTTGGCGCGTGTTTGACATGCTGCGACCGATTCCATTCGGGAGAATGCACCATCAACATCCGCGTTGATACCATAGGCTTGCGCATTAGCGTCGCGCTCGACGTTCTTTGATTTAGGCATTGTGCTTCCTAATGTGTGCGGTAGTCGGTACCGCACTAACCGGTAGGGCGGTTATCCGCCCGACACCCTTAGAATCGCATGGGCTTGGCATTTTGCAATAGATAGCACCCCGAACCTTGTGCGTCCGTACAAAATACCCACCCGGTACCCACCCGCCGCTGTACTATTGCGGTTATGTCTGCGCGTATTATTACTAATTTGCACAAACATTTTGGTTTTTCCCCCGTTTTGACCCCCACCCCCTCTATATAGGGGAACCCCCCACCCTAAAAATAAAAGTCCCCCTGAAAAAATTTTTTGTGTATATTTCGCCAAACGGCTTTTAGCCAGCGACACAACATATGACTTTACGTATCACCCCTGAAATTGGCGTACCTTTTTCTAATGAAACTTCGTACGAAGATCTCAGGGTTAGAGCCGAAGCTGCATGTAATACGGCCTTGGCGTTATCGGAGCACGGGTTAGATGTTGCACCCACAAAGGAAGACAAAGACGTGGCAGCGAAGATAACTGCGGCTTACGCTGAAAACCCCGAAAGAACTTCCAAAAAAGCTACGACTAAAAACATTTCCACGCTGACACCCGCGTCTCTCATACTGACGAGCAACATACTCCAAGAATTTGGGCACTCTGTTGCCGAAAATGCCGTGCAGATACGTTATTTGGTGACAAACAAGCTGCTTTTAGAGTCAGAAAACGATGACCCACGTATTCGTATGCGTGCTTTGGAGCTTCTAGGTAAGATTTCAGACGTAGGGTTATTTGCTGAGAAGTCAGAAGTGACGGTTACCCACCAGTCTACTGAGGATCTACGTAATAAGTTACGTGGTAAGTTAGAAAAGTTGGTTCAGCCCGTAGAAGATATAGAGGATGCAGTAGTCTTAGACGGAGAACCTATAGATCTGGACGAAATGCTAGGTCCAGAAGTTTATGATGACTGAATCTGTAGTTAGTTTTAGCGAAGATGAGGTCGAGCAGATGCTCGAAAACCTAGATGCGTTTACCGACGAGGAGATTGTCGAGATAAATCGCATTGTGGATGAGTTAGAAGTACGCAGAAACAACAAAGCAGCGTATGACGACCTTATAGAGTTCTGCAAACGGATGCAGCCAGACTACATTGTGGGTAAACACCACCGTATGTTGGCGAATATGCTCATGGATATCGAGCGGGGGGAGAAGGATCGTATATGTGTGAACATCCCGCCGCGCCACGGTAAGTCCCAACTTGTCTCTATTTTCTTCCCAGCGTGGTTTTTAGGCCGTAATCCTGACAAAAAAGTGATGATGGTGTCCCATACCACCGACCTAGCAGTAGATTTTGGACGTAAAGTGCGAAATCTCATCTCTACGGATGAGTACCAGACCATATTCCCCACTGTAAAGCTAGCGAGTGATTCGAAATCGGCGGGTAGGTGGAACACAGACTCTGGAGGTGAATATTATGCGTGTGGTATTGGCTCTGCTCTCGCTGGTCGCGGCGCAGACTTGTTGTTAGTGGACGACCCACACTCGGAACAGGACGTAATTAACGGCAATTTCACGGTATTTGAGAAGGCGTATGAGTGGTTTACCTTCGGTGCACGTACTCGTCTGATGCCTGGGGGACGTGTTGCGATAATCCAGACCCGGTGGCATCAGGATGACCTTACTGGGCGTGTAGTGCGTGATATGACGCAGAATGACCGCGCTGACGAGTATGAAGTGGTCGAATTTCCCGCCATATTGGAGATTGAAGACGAAGAAACGGAGGAAATTGTAGAGAAACCTCTGTGGCCTGAGTTCTTTGACCTAGAGGCGTTGTTAAGAACAAAGGCGTCTATGCCGACGTTCCAGTGGAACGCGCAGTACCAACAAACCCCTACGGCAGAAGAAGCTGCGCTGGTGAAGCGGGAGTGGTGGCAGATATGGGACCAGGATAGTCCGCCCCAATGCGAGTACATTATTATGTCGTTGGACGCAGCGGCAGAGAAGCACAACCGTGCGGACTACACGGCGCTTACTACGTGGGGGGTGTTCCTCAACGAAGAGTTCGACAACTACCACATCATCCTACTTAACAGTATAAAGCAGCGGTTAGAGTTCCCAGAGCTAAAAGAGATGGCGATGGAGGAGTATGCTGAGTGGGAGCCTGATGCGTTTATTGTGGAGAAAAAGTCGTCAGGTACGGCGCTGTACCAAGAGATGAGGCGTATGGGGCTACCAGTAGCAGAGTATACGCCCCACAGGGGGTCAGGTGATAAACTTGCACGCTTAAACTCAGTATCTGATATTGTAGCGTCTGGTTTGGTATGGGTACCTCCTACGCGATGGGCGGAAGAGGTAATTGAGGAGATTGCTGGATTCCCGTTTATGAGCCATGATGACTTAGTTGACTCTACGGTCATGGCACTTATGCGTTTTAGGCAGGGTGGGTTTATACGGTTGCCGACAGACGAGCCGGAAGAACCAAGATACTTTAAGTCGCGGAGAGGCGGGTACTACTAATGGCTATAATCCAAGAACTAAAAGATCACATTGCTAAAGGATCTCCTGAGTCTAAATCCGTGCTTACTAAGGCAGCGAATAAGATGTCTGAAGCACAACAGAGGGATTTTTTGGTTTCTTTGCAGGCGGTTGATACAGAGTTCCAGATGGAAGTAGCGCCTTATATGCCGAAAGGTTCAACGATTGACCCGTCTATCGCTAGGTTAAAAGTGTTTCCGAAGGAAGTGGGTGTAGGCCCAAGAGGTACTACTCTTAAAGGTATTTCCACTAAAGGCGTAACAGACCCTGACTTACTTAAAACGGAATTTGAGGGGACTGAACTACAATTTGAGCCGGACACAATAAATGCTGTAGAAGCGGTAAATGCAAACCCGCGTGTTTTTGCACATGAATACCGGCATTTTGAAGATACAGATGCTGACATGGAGCTATTGAATAGGGTTTTAGACTTAATGGCGTCTCAGAACAAAAGAGATTTAGCTGAAAACACACGGTCGTTGGCCGGACAAGCATACAATATGGCAGTAGCCAATAGTTTCCTAGACGATAACGATAACGGTTATGACAAACTAGAAAGGGAATCATACCGAAACGCCTATAATATGACCATAGACGGTACAGAGGAAGACATAGCTAAAGTAGCGAAGAATCTTTTAGCTAGCCCTTTAATATCTAAGTTTATGGGGTTTAGGAGTTTCCAAAGAGTGCTGCCTAATGCCGCCGTTGGGCCGTATTTTAAGAGTAGTGTTGAAATGCCAGAGGGATACCGTGCAGGCGGACGCACAAGACTAATTTAGAGATACATTATGGCTATAGAAAAAGGTTTGTACGCAGCACCTGAAGGTATTGACGCAGGTATAGACAATGAGGCTCCTGACTTAGAGATCTCGATTGTAGACCCAGAGATGGTGACGCTAGACGACGGTAGTGTAGAAATCACCATCATCCCTGACGCTGATATTGGCGACGTTATGTCGTTCGATGCAAACATTGCAGACTACTTAGATGACTCTCAACTAAGTTCTATGGCAGATGATTTGGTTGGTTTGGTAGATGCGGATATTGGTAGCCGCAAAGATTGGGCAGATACATTCGTCAAGGGTCTTGATGTACTGGGCTTTAAGTATGAAGAGCGTACAGATCCGTGGGAAGGCGCATGTGGCGTGTACTCTACAGTCCTTGCGGAAGCAGCCATACGGTTCCAAGCGGAAACCATGTCCGAAACATTCCCAGCCGCTGGACCTGTAAAGGTCAAGATCATAGGCGCAGAGGACAAAGATAAGGAAGAGGCCGCAAACCGTGTAAAAGCGGATATGAACTACGAACTCACCGAGCGTATGGTGGAGTACAGGCCCGAGCATGAACGGCTGTTGTACAGCCTTGGGCTGGCTGGTAGCGCGTTTAAGAAGGTTTATTTTGACCCGAATATAGGCCGACAGACCGCTGTGTATATCCCAGCAGAAGATGTGGTCGTGCCTTACGGTGCCTCGCATATTGAGACGGCAGAACGTGTTACGCACATTATGCGTAAGACAAAGAACGACCTGAAGAAGCTGCAGGCAGGTGGGTTTTACCGCGATATAGATCTTGGGGAGCCGCAACCCTACCACACCGATATCGAAGAGCGTAAGGCTGAAGAGGGTGGCTACTCGCTAACTAACGACAACAGATACTCTCTATATGAGATTCACGCCGATCTGGTGATAGATGGTGTGGATGACTCAGAGGAAGGCATTGCTAAACCGTACGTGGTGACGTTGGAGCGTGGCTCGAACGAGGTGTTGGCAATACGCCGTAACTGGAATCCTGATGATTCGTTGATGTTGAAGCGCCAACACTTCGTACACTACGTGTACGTGCCCGGATTTGGCTTCTATGGGCTTGGTCTAATACACATCATAGGGGGGTACGCTAAGGCCGGAACGTCTCTGATACGGCAACTGGTGGACGCAGGCACGCTGGCTAACTTACCGGGGGGTCTAAAGTCTCGTGGGCTACGTATAAAAGGGGATGACACACCCATAGAACCAGGGGAGTGGAAGGACGTAGATGTCCCGTCCGGCGCTATACGGGATAACATCTTACCGCTTCCGTACAAGGAACCGAGCCAGACTCTGTTATCTCTCCTTAACCAGATTACAGCAGAAGGTCGTAGGCTGGGCGCTATCAGTGACATGAACATCTCTGATATGTCAGCGAACGCCCCTGTAGGGACAACCCTGGCGCTCTTAGAGCGTACCCTGAAGCCAATGGCAGCAGTACAGGCTCGCGTACATTACGCTATGAAGCAGGAGTTTAAGCTCTTAAAAGCTATCATGGCGGAACACGCACCGGAAGAGTATGCGTATGAGCCGATACGTGGTGAAGTAAGTGCTCGTGTTGCCGACTACATGGCAGTTGATGTCATACCTGTTAGTGACCCGAACAGTTCTACGATGGCCCAGCGTGTTGTGCAGTACCAAGCGGTGTTGCAGATGGCTCAGTCAGCGCCTCAGATCTACGACCTACCGCAGTTACACAGGCAGATGATTGAGGTGTTGGGAGTTAAGAATGCTGATAAGTTAGTCCCAACAACTGATGACATACGACCTACTGACCCAGTTAGTGAGAATATGAATGCGTTGAATGGTAAACCGATGAAAGCGTTCATATACCAAGACCACGACGCTCATATGGCGGCACATCAGTCATTCTTACAAGATCCTATGGTTGCAGCTACTATTGGGCAGAACCCTCAAGCGCAGCGTATCGCCGCTGCATTGCAGGCGCACATTGCGGAGCACCTTGGCTTTAAGTACCGTAAAGAGATGGAGGAGAAAATTGGTGCTCCCCTCCCCAACCCAAACGCCGAGCTACCAGAGAACATGGAGGTCAATCTGGCTCGCCTTATGGCACAGGCTGGAGCGCAGCTTACACAGCAGAACCAGCAGCGACAGGCGCAGCAGCAAGCACAACAGAAGGCGCAAGACCCTGTGGTGCAGATGCAGCAAGCAGAGCTACAGATCAAACAACAAGAAGTGCAGCGTAAGATGGCTAAAGATCAGGCAGACGCCCAGATCGAACAGGCCAAACTACAGCTACAAGCACAAGAAAACATGCAAGATGCCCAGATGGATCAGGCAGAGTTGGCTATCAAGCAGCAGGAACTACAGATAGACGCCCAGAAAGCAGGTGCGAAACTCGCCGCAGACCGTAGGAAGGACAATACCAAGCTGGATCTTGACCTACTAAAAACTATGAAGGATTCCAATAATAGGGGCCAATAATGGCTACAACCGTCTTAGACGTGCTAAAAGAACGAATCGAGTCCGATAGGGACTCTGCACTACAGTATCTGAGTAATGGAGGGGCATCTGATTTCTCTATGTACAAAGAAGCCACAGGTTTGATTCGAGGTCTCGAAACCTGTCTGGGATATGTAGAAGACCTCTCGCGCAATTTGGAGTACGACGATGAGTGAAGCTGTTAATCCAGTTGAACCTAATGAAGAGTTAGAAGCACAACTACCTATACCTGTTGGGTATAGGGTGTTGGTTGCACTACCGCAGATCGAAGAAACTTTTGATGGTACGGACTTACTGAAGACCGATACTACTAAGAACCAAGAATACGTTATGTCTATTATCGGCCTTGTTGTTGATATGGGTGAGCAAGCGTATGATGATATAGATCGGTTTCCTACTGGTCCTTGGTGTAAGCAAGGTGATTACGTAATGTTTCGTGCTAATTCAGGCACTAGATTTAAGGTCGGTGAAGTAGAGTATCGTTTAATGAATGATGACTCTATTGAAGCTGTTGTAGCAGACCCCCGTGGCGTATCACGAGCGTAAGGAATAAGAATGCCGTTTCAAAAAGTTGAATACAGTTTTCCTGATGAGGAACAAGAAAATTCTGTAGAGATAGAAGATTCTGGGGAGGTGGAAATTGATTTATCCGGTAGAAAGACTGCGAAAGAATACGCAGATACTTCTGACGAGCCTGAAGCTAGGGTGGAAACGCCTGAAGCCGAATTGGAAATCGAAGTTGTTGACGATACGCCAGAGGCTGACCGAGGTCGTAAACCTTCTAAGCCCCCGAGCGAAGTCACTGATGAAGAGCTGGAAGGGTACTCTGAAAAGGTACGTAAGCGAATTCAGCACATTAGTAAAGGGTATCACGACGAAAGGCGAGCCAAAGAAGAAGCCTTCCGAGAGCGGCAAGAACTAGAAGCACTGGCGCAGCGTCTTATAGAAGAAAATAAGGCGTTAAAAGGTGATGTAGGCACCACACGCGAAGCACTCTTAGACCAAGCCAAGCGTGTAGTGGATTCAGAGCTGAATGGCGCTAAAATTGCTTACAAAGATGCCTACGAAAGTGGGGACGCTGATAGACTACTAGAAGCGCAAGAGTATCTAACCACTGCTAAATTGAAGGCAGACAAGTTAGATAATTTTAAACTCCCTTCTTTACAAGAAGAGGATACTGGGGTACAAGAACCTGTGGCACCCCCACAGCAGGTTCGTGATCCGAAAGCAGAGGCATGGGTACGAGAAAACTCTTCTTGGTTCCATGTTGACGATGAGATGACCGCCTATGCTATGGGGCTGCATCAGAAATTAGTTAAGGGTGGGGTTGACCCACGCTCTGACGAATACTACGAGACTATTGATGCTCGTATGCGAAAAGTATTCCCAGAAGAGTTCGATGATGTTGTAGAGCAGCAAGAACCGCAGGAGCCACGGAAGCAATCTTCCAACGTAGTGGCCCCTGCAACGCGAAGCACAGCACCGAACAAAGTGACGCTAACTAAAACACAGGTAGCACTCGCTAATAGACTCGGAGTACCGTTAGAAGAATACGCCAGACAGGCTGCACTACAAATGAGGAACGAAAATGGCTGAAAACAGAATCAAGCGTGACCACGAGACCCGTGAAAAGGAAACTCGTAAGCGATCTTGGGTACGGCCCGAGGTATTACCTAGCGCCGAGCCGGAAGATGGATACGCTTTCCGTTGGATTCGCGTCTCCCTGCTAGGTCAAACCGACGCCACGAACGTGTCCTCAAAATTACGCGAAGGTTGGGAACCCGTAAAGGCTTCAGACTACCCACAGTTCACAGTGTTGAACGTGGAGCAAGAACGATTTGCTGACAATATTGTTCAAGGCGGACTTATGTTGTCTAAGGCTCCAAAAGAGCTTGTAGACGATAGGACTGCTTATTACGAGCAACAAGCTA